AGAGCCATTATAGTTATAAACAAGCCCGTTGATTTTTTCGACGGAATCCGTCACATCTTGAGGCAAACCTTTACCCAGATTAAAAGATAGAGTAGTTACGAATCCATCAGCTGCATCTTTTTTTGATTCAACTAATTCAATTGCATTTTGATTTGCAACTGCTAGTAAATCAGTACCTTTTTTATACTCTGTACCAGTCCATGTATATGTACCAACTTTTGTTGAATCTGGATCAGCATTCACACGGACAGAAACATTAGGCTTTGAAGGTGTATAAGCAAGCATTGCGGCATAACTATCAAATGAAGCCTCATAGCCGCTCTGAGCTAGAGTCGTTTTAAACTCAATCTCATCAATACGTTCATTCTGTGCATCATCACGCAACTGACTCGCTTGTGCTACTGATAAAACAGTATCGGGTGTTGCAAAATCTTCCTCATTTTTTAATGCAGCAGAACCGAGTCCAGCCTTAACAAGATCAGACACTTGCTCTAATGGAGCTTTTTTTGTTTCTCCATCTTGAACAACTGGCATGACATCAATAAGAGAAACACTTGAAGTTTGTTCAAGCTCACTAATAGGAGTTCCGGGTACGTCAATGATGATTGTTTGTTGAGCCATACCTTACTACTCCGGTTCAACCAAAGCGCCACCTTCAGTCTGAAGTGCAGTACCGCCTTCAGTTTGAAGAGCTGTTTGTGTTTGTACACTTTCAACAGTTAATGCAACAGCCTGAGCATTAACGAGACGATAGGTTTTAACCGCAGCTTTAATCATGCGACCAGCTTGCGAATTGGCACCAAACTTGGCATCGGCTCCAGCTGTGTCATAAACATCAACTGGGGTGAATTGTCCAGACAAGACATCTAGCGTCACAAAAAGTACTTTTTGCTCATTGGCTGGAAGCCCTGTGCGGAGGGTATTGATATTGACGTCTGTATAAACGCCCGGTGTTTTAATGCCCGCAGGAATACTCATTATTTATTTTCCTTCAGTTCAACCAGATCAGAAGCGTCAACGACGTCATCACCCGGCTCAAAGAAATAATTGACATTGATACGGTGGATTTCACCGATTGTTTCATCTTCTTCACGGTCACGATCAGAAGCAGTAATTGTGTATTGCGTTGTAAATTCTTGAGAAAGCACGCTAATTGATTGTTCACGTGTTTTGGTGTTAAAGATTGTTTTTGTGCGACCAAGTTCGAGAGGTTCCAGTCCAGTTACACCAACGGAAGATAGGTTGTTGCCAATCAGCAGTTTCTGAACACGGTCTAACATTTCGTATGTCCCGATATCACGCCCGGCACCTTGGCGGCGAGCTTCCTCATTACGCACAGAACGTGCACCGACAAGCACAACAAATTTCACAGGGTATTGAGTCTTGTTAAAACTAATCTTTTTTGGTGTTCCCGAACCCTCAAAAACCACCCAAACAGCAGGAAGTGCTTTGATAATTGCCGTTATACCATCATCAAATTCACCCGCATAAGTCTTGATTTCACGCACCCAAGGCCATTTTTTGTCAGTAATCTGCTTAGACATGACATCTTTAAAGGCTTGCTCAACAACACTTAAATTAGTCACCAGCCTTTACCCCCAAAGTCATGACGTCCAACTTGGAACATCACATTATTCGATGAGGTCTTTACTGGTTCAGATTGACCAGCTGGCGTACCACCCACGCCAACAATACCTTTTGAAATATCTTTCAGTTTATTGACAGCATCTTCATAACGGGTGCGGATCGGATCATCATCAGTCATTGCGCCTGTGCATGCATGGTAACGCGCCATATGGCAAGCCAGACTTTCAAGAAATGGAGGGACAGTTTGCAACGGCAGCTTATAGCGACTCATCAGGTAACCATCAATTTCAGAGTTGGCTTCCTGCAAGGCTGCATTAAGCTTGTCGTAATTAATGACATCTTGATAAGGCTGAACATTATCAGTGAGTTGAATTAACTCATGCTCACCGAACTTTTTGATCATCGCGTCTGCCGTTGCATACATATCCAATCACCTTATGCCTGAGTACCAGTAGAACCCACAGCCATTTGCCATAAACCAAAACCAGCAACACCACGCGCTTCTACACCGTAACGATATTTTTTACGCATGAAGACGCTGTCACTATTCATGTCGAATTGAGCAACAAAGTTTGGTTTTTTACGTGGTTGATAAACAATTGGTTTAACTGGACGTGATGCATCTAAAAGGTGCCATTCAGTTTTTGTTTCTAACCAAGGACATACCAACACTTCAAATTCGCCTTTATATGGGTTTACCTTCCCATCTTCTAGGCGATCTGTAGTCATCAAGGCATTAGCAATTTCTCGTAATGCTGGAGGCACAACTAAAAGGTTTGCTTTTAAGTTGAGTGGTTTACCTTCAGAATCTTTTAGTTCTTGCATCATGGTCATTGCAGCACCAAGACTTGCTTGTGCAGCTGCCAGTGTTGATACACTTAATGCTTTGGTAAGTTTGTTAGAAAAGACTTTGGCATTTTTACCTTCACCGACTTTATGATCAGTTGAATAAAATGGCTTATCGTCATAACACTTTTCTTCAAAGCCTTTTGTTAAAACAGTGAAGACAAGGTCATCAGGCCATTCTTTAGCTGATTGACCAGCAGCTTGGGTTTCGATGGTGTACATACCCAAGTTATCGTCTTCAATATCATTACGATCTACTTCAACTGTAGCTTCATAATCTTCATTGACCAGAATATAGGCATGACCTGTTAATTTTTTAACTGCTTTATCACCAATCCACTTACGCAAAGCCGGGAAGCGATCTGTCCATGCATAAGTGTTAGATGCACCAGTACTTGGCACTTCCATTGCTACTTTGGCATAGTTGCTAGGAGCCGCATCAAATGCATTTTTGAATACTAGTTTAAGGCTTGTACTCAAAGCATTCAGAATACGAGCACCATTTTGTTCAGTAATAACCATTAATTAAATCTCCACCCAAACGCAGTCAGTAAATTGCGTATCAAAACCCATAAATTTGCCAGCAACCGGAAGACCAGCACCTGTTGTTTTAGCAACGGTTTGGTTATCTTCCACAAAAACGTCTTCACCAATTTCAGCCTGCGTAACGGCATCAGTTGTTGAATTGCGGAACAAGAATTGTTTTTTTCGACGTACACAGGCTAGAACGTCGCCAGATTCGCCATCAGTGTTATCTGCCGAGCTGTCCCAAACGCCCATAACCTTTTGAGTTGCTGCAATTGCAGCTGTTGAAGCAACAGCAAATCCCGTGTCATCAACCAATGCGAATGTCCCGACCAGAACCACTGCACCAGCTTTTAATGGGACAGGGATTAACTCACCGTCACGCATTTCAGTGACGATTCCATTTTGCATATATGTCATGGATTAGCTCCTAAAGCTGCTGGGTCAAGCCCTAATTGGGTCGCAATGCTAGTGGCAATTTCATCTACAACAGGTTGTTGCTGATGGTTTGCTGCTAAATTCACTTGCTCAGTTTGACGTTGAGTTAAAGCTGGGATGATTGGCAATCCTTCAATCTGTGCTTTGACAAAGTCAGGGTTGGTTTTTGCCTGATCTTTGTAGTATTTAATCGTTGCCTCACCAGTCAGTCGGCCATCACTGCATGCAGCCATGATCAGGTCATCAATTTCTTTTTCTTTTGTAGCTACAATCGAATTAGCAGCCTTTGCAATAGCTTCTTGATACACAGCCATTGGCACAAATTGAGTCATATCTACTGTAGCTTGGCTGTTTGCAGCTACTTTGATTTGTTCAATTGCAGCTATGGCGTCAAAAAGGTTCTGACCATTTGCAGCAACGGCCACACCTGTTTGGTCTTGAATTTTTGCTGACAACTTGTCAAGTTCTGCTTTAATTTCTTCAGGGGTCGAAGACAATGGCAGATTTAACATCCAGCGGAGTTGTTCTAATAACTCTTCCATTTCAGAATCCTGTGGTGAATTTTGGATAAAGTAATCCTGTGCCAAGGCAGCAAGTTGAGCCTCGGGCAGATTATCCAGATTAGGGGTATTGGTTAATGCAACACTATGAAGCCCAACGACTTCACCAGTATTTTTGATATAAAAAAGAACGGGTGATAAATACTTATATTCTTCCTTCTCGATATGTTCTTTAGCCTTATCGAGCCATTTAAAATTAGTACTACATATGCCAACTCCCTTGATGTATGAAAAAGATGCTGCCTTCAACCATCCTGAAGCGGGTGCTGGTTCACCAGTTTCCTGTGCTTTTAATGTGGCATGTTCATAATCAATAACCATGTCCACCTTACGTTGATTTAATGCAGCAACAATCTGCTCACCACGCTCTGGAGTAAGTACCCAATGCGGTGCATCAAAAGGTCGTCCATCAACTCCATTGAATGTTCCTTCAGGAACAAGTACCAGATGAGTCGATGTGGCATTCAAGTCAATTGAGCATGAAGCGACAAGAATTGATTTAGGCATAACATCTACTTTTAAAAAGATGTTATGAGATTAAATTGAGGGGATAAAAAAGATCAGGCGGAAACACTTCCGCCCAGTTTATTTATTATTCAAAGCTTCTATGCCAATAAAAATCTACGTCATCTAACACTGCATCTTCTGCCTCTTGTTGTAAGAATCCGTGCTCATCCATTGGCAAGAATGGTCGTGCCGGGAACTTGCTTCCCGGGTGATTGACTTGTTTAAACACCTTGCCATTGAATGACAATGCCTGTTTATTTCTGGGACGTATCACATGCGGACGAGTTTGCCCACCGTTATGCAGAATGGGTGCGTAAGGAACATTGGTGCCAATGATTGCTTGGTCACGGGCATATTGAGTCGTGATACTACGTCGCAAATTCCCTGATTGGTATAGGTAAGAAGGTTGTGATCTATCCGGAGCCAGACCAGCCCATTTAGGACGTCCACCTGCATCAAAGTTATCTTCAGTTATGGCTGCAAATGTATTTGCAATCGCTGCCGATAATGGTGTGGTGTCATCCATACGATCAGCTGCTTGGCCTAAACGAGAAACCAGAGCATCATTTTTGATTTGAATAAAGCTCATTCAATCACCTCAAAATCATTTGGAGGCATATTTTTGAAGATACGGGATACTTGCAAATGTCCTGACACCACTTTGAACTCAATGACAACGTCATGTGGCAATACATAAAACAAAGCCTGAGTTTGTTTATCCCAAAGCTTTTGCTCCACATTGGCAATTAAATCTGGCAAAGCAATCAGTTCAGTTACAGATACATCAGTGTATTTTTTATTAACAAGTACTTCATCGCTCAACCATATCATTTTAGATTCAAATGATTGACCTGCCGCTGTTAAGAATTTTACTGAATCATACTGAAGCACACCAATTGGACTAAACTGTTTTTGAGATTTTGAAAGCTTCAGGGCATGATTCACAAAACTTTCATTAACCTTTGTAAGATTATGATTAGTCATTAACTTCTGTGATTGAATTAGTCCACGCGCTTCTCCCATCAGGTTAGTCGCTCGATTAATCATTACATCATTCAACAAATAGCTAGAAGCTGGTGAACCATTAAAACCAGCTGCGGGAGCAAAAGTTAATTTCCCATCTTTAGTGGGAATATTAAACTGAGTGCGCTTAACAATAACATCGGCGCCAGTGTTACGATCCACGCCCACACGTTCATATATGTCAGATTCATTTCCTTCACCTGATAAGATTTCCTTACCCTCAACCTCACGGGCTGAACGTGCAATCAC